TCCATTAAATCTAAAAAGCTTTAAAACACTGGCTACTATAAATCCTGATAAAATTAAGTTAATAACATTAGAAAAATTACTAGATCCAAAAATTAAGTCAACTAAATTTGATCTAATTACATTGTTGCGAAACACTAATGGATATAATACAAAAACAGGAAGAGTTATTGTAACTGGGATCTGTAGTTGTTCACGAAGCCTTACATTTGCTAACATCTGAAGTTATACGTAATATAGTCTCAGATATTTCGTATAATGCTTATTTCGGTAAAAGCATAAAAACAGATAAATTACGCAATGCTACTAAAATCTATAACTATTTAGTTGATGCTATAGAATATTACAAAGATAAATATACTGGAGACATACTAGAAGCAAGCAAAACAGTAGAAAATGGTGAGGGAATAGCACATCTAAAAATAGGAAGAATATACCATGCTTTAATGGGTGCAGGATACATAAATGATATATCTGTTACTGAATTTATATCAGTTATGTCAGAGGATATAGGTTTTTCAAAAGAAATGCTTGATGATAATGGTAAATTTAGCTACAGCAATATCATGGAGAATATAAACAATATGGTAGTAGAATCAGCTAAATTGCTTAATGATGGAACAGTTAGTATAGATGAAGAAAGTGCAAGATCAACTAATAAGGCAGCGCTTAATAAAATTGGAGACGATATAAACTATGAATTAACTCCTGAAGAAATGTCATGGATAAAAACTAATTTATATGTTGGAGAGATAAGCAAAAAAGTTTACAATAGACAAATTTCTGAACTTCCTGATTCTATTAAAAAATTACAAAGAATAGGTAATACTTTAATAAAAACAAGTACAAGTGATTTCAAGAGTTATGCTAAAGGTTCTGCTATCGATTTACTATTTCAAAAAAAGAATAATCAAATCAAAGGTCAAGCTGATATAGAAGCTAGAACAGTATTGATAAATAGCTTACTACAAAGCCAAGATACACTTCCACATGAATATGCACATCACTATATACGATGGTTCAAGGATGCACCAATAGTTCAAGAAGCAATCAAAAAATGGGGTAGCGAAGAAGCACTAGTGCAGGCAATAGGGGAACAAGTAGTCAAACAAAAAGGTGAAGTATATGGATGGTGGAAAAAGTTTTCACAATGGGTACAAAACAAATTCAATAAATTAGACAAAATAGACAAAGAAGAAATAAAGAATTTACTAACAGATGCATTCTTAGAAAGAAGAAACCTAAATAACGAAGCTGGAAGTTCTGACGAAAAAATAAACAAAGAGAAAAAACTCGAGGGACTACGAAAACGAAAAGAAGCCTACAAGAAATACCAAGATATACTATTCGGTGCATTCGCAAATATAGGCGGGAAAGTAGCAAAGAATAATAATCAAGCAAAAGAAGCTCTATGGGCCGCTATATACAAAGGAGATGGACAACATGGAATAGATCCACTACTGCAGGAATATGGATGGGCGATAGGTAAAGAGATGAGTGTGCCAAATGTGGCTGGAGCAAGAGAGATGCTCAATAGCAATAAGAGTGCAAAGGAGCTGCTCAAAGATGCTCATGAAGAAAGACTAAAATGGCATCAGACAGAAGTAGCAAGAACACAAAAATACTATGACAAAGCAAAAAAGAGACTGTCTGACAAGAACCAGGGGAAGAAGACTGAAAAGCAACTCGAGCAAGAGGCAATAGACAAGCAACTAGTGAAATATCACGAAGAACATGTCGAATCAGTCAAAAGACTGAAAGAATTCGATCTGGATAAGATGGCAAAAACTGCTACAAAAGAAAGTATCAAAAAAGGTCTAGACGAACTATCTGAGGTACTCAGTGATAGAAATGTGGTGATGCATGAAGTAGGACATGTCCTACTAAAAGAATTCATGAGAAATAATCCAAAGCATCCAGCAGTAATCAATATGCACAAGATGTACGACCTGGCTCTGAGGGCGGCATATGCACAAGAAGAGGCAATCAAGAAGGCAGACCAAAACTCAACAGAGGTATCTCCACTGAATGCAATAGGAGATGGAAACTGGAAACTGGATATAGATGAGTTCGCAACAGAGATACTGACTAACTCAGATCTCATAATAGAACTGAATAAACCAGAATACAGAGTGACAAAACGAAGCAGAAGAACAATCGGGTCTATGCTGCTAGAAGCAATAGAAACTATAATAGGTGCAGTAGGAAAATCATTCAACTGGGATACAAGAACAATAGGGTACAATGCGGCTAAAGCAGCAAGTGATATAATGTCAGCAAAGATAAAATATGAGAAAGAAAAAAGAATCATAGATGGCAAGGCAGGCAAAGTAATACTAACCCAAGCAAAGATACTACAAGCACAAACAGAAATCAAAGAAGCAATGGAGAACTGTAAATAATGACATGCTCAATAGATAATCAAAAGAAGATGTGGAACGACCAAGTCAAGAGAGTAATGAAACAAAACCCAAAAGCAAGCAAAGAAGCAGTAGAAGATGCCGTAATGCGAGACATAATTGGTCCAATGACAATAGAACAAATGTCTGAGAAGTCAAATAAGGTATTCGGATATCATATGGCAAGCAGTGGTGGAAAAATACAAGTAAAATATAGTGGCGGCAGAAAGACAGATATCAGACGAATACTAAGTGTGCAAGACAAGAAAAGTACTGGAACAAATGGGAAAGTAAATGGTACTGCCTATACCCTGGTTCTGGACAATGGAGAACAGTATACATTCGAGAATGGTGAAAGCAGAAGCAAGAGGACTGCACAAGGTAGACATGTGACTATCGGTGTAATGGACAATATAGAGAGTAGAGTCAAAAGCAACTCAAATGAAATAGAAACAGCACTGAACGAGATGGAAGCGGTAAATGCATTCGGATCAAATGGAAAAGGGATCAAACAAGGTGCGAGTCATGAAGAGATAAAAGATGAGCTATGGAAAGACCCAGATAAGATGATGGAACTCTTCGACCTAATAACTGAGAATGAAGAGGACTCTCTCTCTGGTTCTGAGAAAAAACACACAAAAGAGCTCAGAGAACTACTGGAGACTATGACAGAAAGTACAACTCCAATATTCAATGAATTCAAAGTATTCATAGATAAGCAAGCAAAAAAGAACCAGGGGATGGCGATCGTCAATAAGAAAGATAGCAAGATAGTGCTAGAGATGAGAGATGGAAGCTCAGCCATAACAGAAGATATGTCTGGTGTGGAAACATACATGCACGAACTGATACACATGAGTGTGGAGATGGCAAGACAGTATAAAAAAGGTGCAATCTCGAGAGAGATAGCAGAGCTAAATAAACTATATACTAAAGCAAGAGATAGCATCACAGTAGAAGATCTAATAGTAAATGGAAACAAAAAAGCTGCTCAAAAGCAATGGAACCAGATGTTCAAGAATGGTGACAAAGGAATATCTGAATTCATAGCACTCGGGATGACTAATGCAAAAGTGAAAGAAGCACTAAAAGCAGTAGAAGCAAAAGATATGAAGCATGAAAGAAAAACAGATACCCTATTCGGATATATATCACATGCGGTAATAAGACTATATGAAATAATAAGAGACATGGTAACAGCGAATCGTGGACTAGATGGAGATGAAAGACTAAGATGGATAGTAGATAAGATGTGGCAACACAATGACCTATCTGGGAAAAAAGCATCAATAGATGGAAAAATAGCTGAATATGCAGCAAAAGCAAGACAAAGACTAGATAAAACACTAGTAGATATAGTGGTAGCTAGTGCATCAGTGGTCGGGAAAAGCGTGGACTGGATGATCGAACAAAACAAAAACAACTTCCTGGGTCAAACACTAGAGACTGGAAGAAATCTGGCAAGTCTATTCAATCCATTTATGAGTGAAGCAAGAAAGACAGAGAGGAATAGAGCTCTAGCGAGTCTTAGTGAATTCATGGATGGTGAAAATAACTGGCTTGGAATGGGATGGCTACTAGCACCAGAGGGGACACTGATGTGGCTGGCAAACTACTTCGCAGATGACGATGCAGAAACAGAGAAGTTAGAAAAATTCGGACTAATGAACCAACAGCTGGATAGACACAGACAAAGGAAAATAGAAGCATATGGTGGTGAAGCAAAGAAAGCAATAGGCGATGCAACAAAACAACAACAGATAGCCCTGACAAGAGTACTGCTGGAAACAGATGCTCAGTCTCTGCTAAGCTCATATACAGTAGATGAAGTGAAGATGATGCTGGCTGACGACTCTATGGTAGAACAACTGATAGAAGATGAAAGAGCAAGACTAGATGGAATGATCGACAGCGAAGAAGTACTGAACTATATAAAAAGTCAGACTATGGGGTTGGGTCATGCAATGGCAACAGGTGTGACTGGAAGCTCAGTACAACACAATGCATATGACATACTACTAATGAAATCAGTAGATAGAAAACCAAGTAGACCATTCACATATGGAAATAGAAACAACTTCAGACAAATACTAGAAACTACAGATAGACTAGCAACTCTAGAGGCAATAAAAAGAAGTGATAAGAATGATAAAAGACTAGCGTCAGAAGTAGAGACTGGGCTAGATGTCATCATGGCAATGCACAAAGAGTATATGAGAAAGGCAATAGAGTTCGCAAAAAAGAATAAAACTGGAGTATACCCAAGTAAAGGGGAAATGAAAGACCTCAAAGAAGATACAATGTCAAGCAAGATGGCAAGTGGAGATGCAAAGACAGAGGCACATATGAAGAAACTCGGATACAAAAAAGTAGGAGATGCTGGTGTAGATGGACTGGCAATGTACACAAGTAGAGTAAGAGGTGTACTGTCATTCAATAAACAGGCAATGGCAAAGATAAATGAATCAAAAAGACTGCATACTGTCTCAACGATAAAAGGTAGAGGTCAAGATGAAATAGCTGCAGAAGTAACAGCAATCAAGATAGGGGCTGAGAGTGATATAGCACTACAAATGAAAGAAATAAGAATGCCTAAGATGGATGGATACATCAAACTAGGTAGTGGAGAGAAAGTAAAAACATATGGAATAAGTGTGGACAAAAAACTATATGCAGACAAGATGATGCAAGACAATAAAGCACCGATAATGCTAGGAAAAATGATGGCAGAAATCAGTGAAAAAGAAGAAGCAATCGAGCTGAATGATAAAGTATACTCATCAATACTAGATGACATGAGGAAATATGAAAGAGGTGACCCACTATATATCGAGATAGGTCCAGACTCAAAACAACGAGGACAAACTGCAACTGAATATAGTAAGGAGCTATGGAGTAATCTACCATACAATGTGAAAAAAAGAATAATGACCAGAAGACCTGGTAAGCAATATGTGGCAATAAGAAGAGATATAGTGGATATGTATGTGGGTGGAAGGGCTCCAAGTGCACTAAATATGAGGATACCATATACGGGAAAAACTGTAAATAGTCTGCTCAGAACCACGGAGATAGGTGGAGCAATCTCTAACATGATAAAAATGGGTGGAGAGATATGGGATGAAGTAGTCGGTATGCAAAAGGTAGATATAGTAATCAAAACTCCAAAAGTAGTACTGGATAATATACGATCAAATGTGAACTACTCAGTAGCTCTAGGTCAGATGCCATGGACTACTATAGATAAGCAAGCAAGAATGTTCATAGATACAAAAAAATATCTAGATAATGAACAAGAGATAGATGGACTAGAAGTAAGACTAAAGCTAAAACTAGATAGCAAATCAGATAGAAATGCAATGAGAAGACGACTGAAAGATCTCAAGAGAGAGAACTCGTCAATGATGATAGATGATCTAATGAAAGCAGGTCTATTCACATCAGTGATGGAAGATGTGGAAGATAATGATCTGAAAGCATCAAGTAAAATAAAGAGATTCTTAGAAGATAGTGAACTGGTGAAGGCAATACAAAAGCAGACTCCAGATGTGGTCCAAGATGGACTAGCAACGATGTATATGACTGAAGATACTCCTCTATTCAAAGCAATGCTGATGACAGTACAGTATAGTGACTTCGTAGCAAGAGCTGCAAGATATCAATTCCTGGTAGAGGAACAAGGTCTAAGTAAAAAAGTGGCAATGAAAATGATACTGGATGAATTCGTGAACTACAATAGGATGCTACCTAAGGTTCTAAGATGGATGAATGCGGTGGGTGACCTATGGTTCATACAGTACTTCCTAGGGGCAAATAAGTCACTAATCAATAAAGCAAAGACTAGAATCAGTGCAGTGGTTGGAATGTCATTTCTAACAGATATGACAAATCCAACTGAAGCCGCAATTCCATTCAAAGACTATGGATATATGATTAAAAATCCATGGGAAGTAGCGTACGAAGGTACGAGTAACAATATAGTCCCAATGTCGACACTAGAGATGGTCGGACTGTGGGACAAATAAGAACCAGCGGAGAAAAAAGCTAGTCCCTCTGGCTGAGCCAAGCATCTAAAGATGAAAGCCAGCGACTAAGTGTGGACTCAATAACTACAAGTAGTTTCGAGCCAACATCCTCAAGTTGCTCATCTAATGGTCTATCTGCCATTAGTAAACAACTATTTTCGTCTGCATAAGTTTGATAGAAAAGTTCAATAGAGCTATATCTAACTGAGCCTGTGCAATTGCAATATCTGCATTAGTTTGCATGTGAAATCCTTTTTGATGATTTAGGTGGGCTGATGAATAGAAAAATACTGACTGTCAATGAAGCAATAGTAACTATCATCATCCCGGTGAGTGTACCGGCTGCCATATAATTCAAAATGAAAAGAATCCCAGAGTCCAAGATGGCATCTGAGTATCTCTCCATACGAAATTTGACAACGATAATAAGCATATTAAATGCTGCTATAAGCCCGAAGATAACAATTTCCATGCCTAACCTCCTCTGAGCGACTGAAGTATCTTGTAGATAATGAATATAGAGCCAAAAATAACGACTCCAATAGACAAGATATATACAAGATATATGGATACTAAAGATACGCCGATAAAAATAGCGATAAGAAACACTATTCCAACGGATCTAAACAATGATGAGAACATATATGTCCTCCTCTCCTGGTTCTGGTGTGTCTCAATAAAGCGGGTGAATACTAGACTGTGTTAACTGCGACAATCTAGTATCTTCTCTAACTCTGGTTCTGGACCAACAAAACCATCTGGCTTCGTCAGTTTTCCCATACTATCATGTCTGCACTTGAGTTTCGCCTCATTCGCATGCATAACTACTGCTATACCCTCAAGTGCCTGAGTGGGACTGAGACCTAGCTTGAATAGTGAGCCAAATGCATATATAATGCTGTCGATGTGCTTGTCAAAGCGGTCTACATCTGGAATCTGTGATCTGCTAGTAGAACTAATTATAGTTCTAGAGACAGTTTTCGGATCCGAATTCTCATCAATAAGTAGTTTCCTACAAAGATATGATAAGTCAAAACCCTCTAATGCCTCCTCGATCTGGAAACTAGACTCAAGCTCATCATTATATGCATAAAGCAATCCTGCCTGTCTATTCCAATCATATATAGACTGGAATATCTGAGATGGAGGGATCATGAATGTTTCTCGGTATCATCTACTATGCTAGTCGAACGAATGTCTGATTCAATAAGTACTAATAGAGTACGAGCAAGCTCAGACAGATCTGCAGGTGCAATAGTATCACACTGAGTATACATACGATTCAAAATCTTCTCACGAAGAGTAGGTATTGACAATCCTGGAATCATATCATCTGTGACAGAGTCAACTCCCTCCTGGAATCCAAGATCGTATCCATCTATGTGACCTTTCTCATAGATAGTGTCATAATGTGGATTCTGCTCCTGTAATTCTGATTCAGAACCAGTGTGAGTAGATTCCTGCTCGTCATCAATACTTTTTGCCATTTCGTCAAGAATTTTGAATACTTCTTTCATTTCTAATGGTATCTTTTTTTTCATGATTTGTCCTTATTTTTGTGTCTCCGTATAATGGAGTATATGATTTAGGTAGGATGATATCCCACCAATGACTAGAATGGTATATATTGGAAACATATACCATTCAATGGCTAATATCCTAGGACTTCTGAAACTTCGTTCCAGTCGTCCTTAGACATGTCTTTATTAATAACACCTAATAAGTAAGAATTTCCATCTGACTCATTCTGTGCTATCTGCTGTTTAGAGATATCCGTATACTTGGATGACCAAGTAACTGGATTTCTAACTGGATCGATGAATGGCTCAATACCAACTGCCTTTAGTAGATTGTACATATTGAATGTAACATACTGCTGAAGAATAGCTGCATTTAAACCAAGCATCTGAGAATTATCTGGGAATAAGTAATCTACCCAAACAAGGTCTGCCTCATATGCAGTTCTGTACATCTGAATAACATCATTCTCTACCTCGTGGAAGATATGTGCCCAAGCTGGATCAGATCGAAGCTGTGCTAATAAATAGAAAGAAGCCTCGCAATGAACACCCTCATCATTACTAATCTTAGCAATGATCTTGGATGTGCCCTCCATGATGCCATTCTCTGCGAAAGCAAATGAAGTAATGAATGAAGACTGGAATAGCCCTCCTTCAAGGATATTCAAACCGTATAAAGATTTCAAGAAGGAAGCCTTATGAGCGTCCTCAATATAACCTATATAGTCATATCCTTTTCCTCTGCCTCCTGTGAGTATCATAGCGTTCTGCAGAACAGTATCGTTGAAAACTTCAATAATGGCCTCTGCTCGCTGAAGTATCTCTGGGTTTATCATGATATCATCAAAGATTGCTTTAGCATCTACTGGAAGTGCCTTAATAATTTCTGCATACGAATTCGAGTGAATACTCTCAGTGAATCCGTGCAAAACCCACCACTCCTCTAGCTGAGGGTTAGTGGTAATAGGCATAAATATCTCAAGAACAGTCCGAGTAGCTAATGAATCTAAAAGTGTCTGGAACTTTAAGTTCTTCAAGAAAAGAATCTGTTGCTCTTTAGACATAGCTAGATAGTCTGCAGCATCCTGCTTCAAGCTGAAGTCGGTTGGAAACCAAAGCTGAGCTCTAAGTTTCTCATAGAGACGACGGATCTCCGGGAACACATCTAGGTCAACCCTAGCTATATTCCTACCTGAGCCAAAAAATAATGGCTCTCTAGTGAAGTCAATCACTTTGTCTGTAAAAATCATGTGTCCCTCCTAAATTTCACAACCATCACCAGAACAAGACTTTTGCTCTATGGTGATTTCATCTGGCGATTTAACATTGTTGTAATACCAAGCTTTTAAGCCAAATTTCCATGCTAAAAAGATATCAGATATAAGTTCCTTTATAGGTACTTTTCCATCTGGATATAATTCTGGATTGTAATAGCTGTTAGCAGAAATAGATTTATCAATCCAAAACTGAGTAACAGCTACATGCATAATATAGTTAGGCGTAATCTTTCTATCGAAAGCTGGATCATAGTACTGAGCAAGTTTCGGAAAACCTGGTGCAATCTGCTTGATAGAGATAGACTTGCTAGACTTAATAGTCATCAGATCTCGAATAGGCTCTAGTCCAGATGTCATATTCCCAATTATTGAGCTGGTTTCACCTGGTGGAATCATGGAGAGACCACAGTTATACATGCCAAACTCACCCACTCTGGTTCTGAGATAGTTCCAATCCTGATGGATATGAGGTTCGCCAGATGCGATATCTGAAATAAGTGAAGCTATATGTCTATTAGCTCTATCCTGTGGCATAACTAAGTCTGAATAAGTAGTGTCTGAGAAACCTGGTGCCCTGCCTAGTTCTTCTGCTAAATGAGTCGAAGATAGCATAAGATTATACTGAAATGCTTCCATATATGTGAAATGAGATAGTAGAGCGTCGTAATCTCCATACCTCCAATGGTTCTGAGCTAGCCAGTGTGCATGACTACCAATTCCGATACCAATGTCACGATACATCTTTACGAAAGCGTTTGCCTGAGTCGTAGGATGTTCCTGACGAAGCATAATATGGGACTGTGCCCTAACTAGTAGGTCGCAAACTTCTGGTAATTCGTCAATGGATACAAGAGCCTGATTAATGTTTGATAGTACACATACTCCAATATCTGGACGATTTGGAAAATCTTCATCAATTGGCTCTATTGGTGCACCGTACTCTAGGCAATTGCCAGTAAGTACACCATCGAACATTAGACGATGCCTCTCTGGTTCAGAACCACAAAAGGTTTCAGCAAATTCATCGTTATCCGTAACAGAAACGACTGCTGTAAATGCTTGGCAGTCTCTGGTTCTTAGTTGATCAGGCAAAGATATTCTATAACCTTTATAACCAAGATTATTCAAATGCACTAACCCAGAATGTGTAATAGAGAGTACTCTAGTTTCCTGGCACCAATATTCTCTTGATTTACTAGAACCGTCATTCATCGGTAATTTATAATATCCTTCTTGTTGGCGAACAGTAGATGAAGAATGAACCCCAAGCTCCTGTAGCATAAGTTTAACTTTCTCTAAAAAATCTGGTTTAGAAGAAATTATCTGGATAGAGTAAGCTCCATCTGGTAAGGTTAATAAGCATCCATCGCTGTCAATTAGTCCAGCCAACCAATCAAGTCTAGTCTGTACAGAAAAAGATATAGATGGAACTACATATTTAGCAAACATATTCTTTGTTGCTGACTTGTCGTATCTAACTACAATACGATCAGATTCTGATTTATTATATGATACAGTTGAAGAAATGCTAGTGTATCCAGATAAATGTTTAATAATATCTTTTTTTTGTTCACTATAAAAAGTAATTTGAGAAGATCCATCTGCATTATCTGTTCCGTCACCAGTTTTAAATCCAGAATCATATGCTTTATCTAAAGTATCAGTACCATGTGCAATTGGTTCTAAAGAAAATTTCTCTAGTTTGTCACCAACCTTTAAATCTACCGTGCGTGTCTCGACTGGTTTTCCATGATAAGAATTCTGAATATACCATTTGTGGTATTCAGTAGCCTTTATTGTGGTTCCATTCGATAACTTCACAGTAAGAACCTTGCTGTAGTCTGATGTCTTAAATAATGGAGTCATACTCCATGATTTACCATTCCAGACTTCTAAAGTTTTCCCAGCAACATCTGAAATAGGTATATATCCATAATCTTTTGTAAGAATTTTTGTATCACCTGTCACACATATGTTGAACTGTCTGACTATCTTTTTCCAAGATGAACTAGTGTTTGCATTGTCTACATTCATGATATAGTATATACCATTTTCAAAACGCTCTGATGCAAATAATTCCATCAACTCAGAACCAGGGATATATGGATGGTTAGGGTTATTACTGATAACTGTTTCAATTGCTGCTTCGTAGATTGGAGCAAACTCCTCTGGTGTTTTTGTACCATATGCCGCATGTACTTCAGGGAATTCCCTAGCACTGAATAAATAGATTGGTAAATTTTTATTCATTCTGTGATACATATATCCAGACATCTTTATACCATGCTTAAGATCCTGTATACGCTGCTCAATGGCAGTACGAGGAGATTTTAATGACAAGATATGGCGGATTTCAGGGTCAAATATGTTCACATAAGTAACTGCCTGTCCTCTACGGTTCATCTGAGAAGACGTCTGTATATCTGCATCGATAGCTCGCATAAGCTTCACTTTTCCGGCATGGATGATTTTTCCACTCTTCACTTTGTCTCCGACTGATGCAACGTCTGCTAAGTCGATACCGATGCCAGCTGAAGCAACTGTATGCTTAATAGTAGCTGATTTTCCCTCTGTCCAAGATTTAATCTTATCCCCGAATCGAATAGTAATGCATGATGCATAGTCAGTATTTTCTGTACGAAGAGCCTGCATCTCTGGTGAAGGAAGTGATATATGAAACTTCGAAAGTCTGTCGTACATATGCTTGATGTAAGTCATGCGATCCTTGTGGTAATCTCTAAAGATGTCCATAGCAACTGCCATAAACAACATCTGAGGTGTCTCGTCGCAACCCTTGATGAAGTATGCATCGATAAATTTTTCTATACCTGAAAGAGTAAAAGTAAAATCCCTGCTATGATCTATATGCTTGTCCAGATCAGATATCTCGTCGATAGTGAATGATTCTAAGAGGGTCTCTGAATAATAAGCATCTTCTATCTTTTGGTAAAGATATGAATAGAGAGGCCATGGTTTAGTACTATGATATGCAGCTTTATAAAGCTTCTGCATGACAAGTCGCATTCCCATAATATCATAGTCTGGTGATTTCAGAGTTGACATGTCTCTACATGTTTTAATAGTTGCGTCTAGGATATCTGAAGTTTTAATGCCATCATAGAAATGTAGAGCTACTGAGTCCTCCACATCCTGCACAGAGACATCAAGTCCTTCGTGAGCCCATTCTAAACTCTTGGTACGCTTTTCTGGGTGGAGTGGTTCTACTGAACCGTCGTGTTTAATAACATTCATGTGTTTCCTTTTTGAAAGTGGACGGGAAGTATATCCCATCCTACCTAAGTTGCTGATTAAGAACCAGAGGCAATAAGATCTTTCAAGCCAGAAGTTGCTTTGAATTTTGGTACCATCTTGTCTGATGTAGTGTAAGTCTTAGTAGTTCCTGGAACTGTTCCTGACTTTCCTTTTTGCATCTGAGTAACAAATTTACCAAATTTAGGTATTGCTACTTCATCTCCTTTAGCTATTGCTAGTGAGATGTGTGCGAATACTGACTCAATGTCAGAAACTGATACGCCTGATAGCTCCGATAGAGCTTTCTTATTTATGTTTGCCATAAAAATCCTTTAATGAAAATATATATGGCCTTACTCCCCTGGTTCTGGTGTGGACAGATATGGAGATGCCAAACTCGTATTGACAATTAGTACAAAACTCTTGTGCGTAAATATTGTATTTTCCACAGTTTGGACAAATCATAGTTTCTCTACTGTCCAGTCAGATTGGTATCTTGTGTCGAGATTAGAATCAACACTATCTGAAGCCCATCTGTCTATAGCGTTACATTTTCCATCACGATATGCCTGAGCAGCTAATTCTCTGGCTTCAGCTTCCGACTTGGCCTCTACTGTGACATATTCAAAATCGGTTGAGACTACTTCTATCTCTATACGTACTTTATATTTCATTATTTATTCCTCTTCATAATATGGATCTGATGCTTCAGTAACTGATATATCAGTAGGATCAAAAAACTCATCAATAGCATCCTGAACTGAATAACTGTCATCTGAATTAATTTTATCTACAGCCTCGTCTGGTATCTCCCAGTCGAAATACTCTATATTTCGTATTCTAATAGTCATGATTTATTCCTCGTATGTCTGGTTATAGTTTATTTAATGGATCATAATCTGTATCTAAATAGACTGCATTTATAAGTGTATGCCTGTGCCTTGTGCAGATGACATAGTATTGATAAAGTATATCATTAAAGCCAGATTCTGATAGTTTGTTTTCTTCTAGGTCCTCTAAAGCTTTCTGAAATGCATAATTCATGTCATCAGCTATTTCTACATAGTCAAAAGTGAAACCCTTCGATGTAAATACAGTGCTAAGTGTCCATTCATGGTTCTTAGTACCATATTGCTTTTTAGCATACTCAAACGCTTTCCATATAGCTGGAGGACCATATTCTGCTATGATACGAATAGCAGTCTTGATAGCAACATCTTTCGAATGAACAGCTGCTATATATCCAAGTGGTGTACCATAGTCGATATGAAGAGATGGAGATCTATACCAAATGTCTACATCTTCTTGTAAGTGTCTGAACTCTGGATTCGGAATAAACCCTCCCTGCTTCAATGAAAGCAATATGGTAAGCAATTCAAATATAGCTTTTGGTGGGCGAAGTAAATTAAACCCTCTTCCGAGTTCCATAAGATCAATCATCTTCCCTATTAGGGCAGAATTCGTCTTAGTAAGAAATGCACGAGATTTAATAGTCTGGTCGTCATAAGTATTCCCACGGAAACTATATGATGGCTTATTAAGGTGTCTACGCATAAACTCCTGGACTAACAATGCGTCTTTGTCATTTACACGGAAAGTTTTGGTTAGATTAGCTAGTCTAACCCCTGGTTCTGATTCAAGTACCTCGAAACCGTTTATACAATCATTGAACGAGTATAATGCCTGTCTTTGGTCTCCAACTGCTATTTTCTTTTTTGCTTTTAATAGTTTAAATATCTCTATGGTAGTTGCAAAACTATCCTGGCATTCGTCAAGAAACAGTGCATCTACTTCTGGTACCTGGATGATGTCATTCGCCAGTAGCATATGAAAATATTTCATGTAAAACTCATGAGTAACTGGGATTTTTTTAGACTTCATAAATTTCATATACTTAGTAATCATATCCTCTACGGCTGGAATGATTTTCTGTTCTTTACAAAAGTCAGATACCTTTAAATGTCGTGAAAGACAAAACTGGCGAAGTCCCTGGGCTACAGCCATTTTATATTCCCAGCGACATTTTTCTTTGACATCTCTTGGATTAAAATAGCCTACATCTAAGCCAAATGCTGTGACTGTATGCTTGTATGCTAGACTGTGGATAGTGGAACTCTGAAAGTGCTTTGGAAAGGCTATGACATTTTCGTCTGCGACTGACTTGTTGTATACAATACAAGTGCCTGATTTAATAAATGGTAGTTTAGCTGTCTCTAATAGAGTGTGAGACTTACCACTTCCGGCAACCGAGTCGATAAGAAGTATTTTGGTATCTGGTTTCTGGAAAAGCTCTATAGCTTCATGCTGTTCTGGGGTGAGTGCCATAATGGTTCCTATAAAGTTGTTGATTTGTTTAATATATGAATATACAAGAACCAGGTGATTGCCTGGCTCGAGTCTAATCACTGCGATATGCACAAAGCTGAAACTGAGTCTCAGATAGTGTTTCTATATGAGTTGAAGGCCTGATGATTAGAGTGACTTTGTCATCATCAGAGATCCAATTCATGTCCTGTAAAAGGTCCGAAATCCACTTAATGTTATGGATTAGATTGTCTGTGTCGATTTTACGCTTATTATGTCTTAAGATGGAATACTCTAGGGTAATAGAGCGTAAAGCTCTAAATCCATCCTCTGGTTCTGGAATGAAAAACTCTTTGAGGAGAGATTTGTACTTGGCTTTTATCTCGGCCCTTCCATATCTCAACCATCTTGATGCATTATTCAATGTGCAGAGTTGCTCTGTCACTTTTCCAGTCTTCTTCGACTTGCTCTTAAATTTAGCTAAGGGAACTACTGTTTTAAAGAGCAAGTCTCCTGTGATGGAGATGCTCATGATGTAGCTCCTGACTAAAAGTCGTTAGCTTCTGCTGCTGCTTTTTGCTCAGATGATGCTGTAGTTGCTTTAGCTTCTTTTTTTACATAGCCTGCATAGTCAACTACTGGAGTTTTCTCACACTTCTCTGCAAACTCAGTTTTCTTGTCTTCGCCAGATGAGTCTGTACCATCTGTAGCAAGAACATGTACAATAGCATTGCTATATTTAAACGGTTCTCCCTCAGCTTTGTTGGTGTCATTACGAAGTAATACTTCAACAAGAAGTGATTTGTCGTTCATACCAAGGATATTCTCATACTCATACTCTTTACCGAATGAATTGATAGTACCCTCACCTTTAACTTTTGATATATCATCTCCAGACGTGTTAGTAGCATACATATACTGCTTGATGCGGCTACTATAGCCACCATTATCCTTATCATTTTTCAGTTTAGAATTGATGTCACTGATGTGCTGAACATCTCTTTCCTCACCTTCTGCATTTGTGATAGTAACAATATATCTCATAGTCTTAGAACCGAATTTGTTTGTATACACATGGATAGCTTTCACTTTTCCTCTATATATCCCTGCTGGAAAAGGTTTAAATTCTTTTCCTGCTTCACCTGTTGCGTTGTCGAACGCCTCTGTACTTGCTCCAATTAAATCTGATACTGCCATAATGAATCCTTTATTTGATTAAAGAGTCGTAAGCCGGCTCTGTAGCTGTTGCAGTTGTTGGTACATCTGCTGCTTCTGTTGATACTGCTGGTAGAATTTCTACGCTAGTATCTATCTGATTTCCATTTCTTCCTTTGAAAGTAACGGAAAGGTTCCCGGAGATGCCCATGTCTGTCATGTGCTTCTCCACTAATGAGGTAAGTTCCTCTGTGTTTAGATTGATTGTCATCTAATCTTCCTTTCTAATGTAATTAGTCTGTGATACCGTAGTAATCTACAAGTATATCGTCGATCTGCTTGAGATCATTGTCTATGAGTAGTTCTGAAAACATCCCCATAGGTGATTTATAAGGTTCAGAATTTCTTTCCTTCTGAGTCTTAAACTTATATTGTCCGTCTGCGAATGATGCCCCGAGAACAGTAGTAAATAGTCCTTCAGGGGTCAATAAGTTGTCGATAAGCTTTCCAGCTGTCTTCATCTTAATATGACCATTTGCATCTTCTTCTGTATGAGTAAGAATGTACACACGGACATCGTCTGGGAGACTATCTACGAACTCCATAAGCGTACTGAAATCTCTAGCAAGCTCACTCCATTTGTCATAGCCTTTATCGTCGATAGTATCCATGACTCTACCAGAGATACAATATACGAAGTCGTCAATGACTATAATCTTCTTCCCAACATCTACCATTTTCTGCATGAATGGCTTCATCTTGTGAAGATCTCTAGTGACGAATCGTGAGCCAGTAGCTGACTCTTTGTCCCATAATTTCCAATTCTTTCCAGAAGGGAATGGTAGTCTCTTATTTATAGGCTGAATTACCATGGTTTTCTCTGGATCGAGATTGCGAAGACTAGTAGTCTTTCCGGAACCAGATGCTGCCATAATTAGTGTTTTTTCTGCCATAATGTATCCTTTCTGGCACTATGTACCAATGTGTGATATGCACTGACATCAGAAAGCTTTGATGCTTTTCTGTCATATGCGATTTTATGGACTTATAAGAGTATCCTCTAGGCCAAAATTAGATGTGCTACTCAAGAACCAGGGGTGATGAAATACTGCGGATGGACGCAAATAAACCTGGTTCTTGAGGAACACACTAAAGTGCTATTCCTTTTCTACTGGTATAATCTTCGACATATCTTCAGCTATCGCCTTGAAAACATCTAGTATCTCTGAGTGATCTGGATGGACAAGGGTAGTGTCCTTCTCATAAACTGGAGCAAAAATAGTCTCGTCCCCAACAAAGCAAACAGCTACTGGTATAGCTCCAATCCCGGTGTCAACAAACATAGATAGACTAACACCATTTCCATATCTAGTGAGATAGACAACGGTGTCTAATCCAGAATCCTCGTCAACTAACTGCATGGAACGATCATCGTCCCACCAAACTCTGCAGATACCACAATATCTCTCTTCCATCTGTACTGACATATCCTGCATGAGCAACATCGGAGACATAGGTCCAGATAGGGTACCATCCTCGACTGTGCACAAATTCTGTAATTTCATAATAAATCCTTTTCTATAATAATATGGGCCTCTACTCCTCTGGTTCTGAGAAGATGTGAAGGCGGGTAAATTCTGATTGTTGGCAAAAGATGGTATTCCTATCGTGAGAACGCATCAATAATCATTTGTAATTCTTTGTCGCTTAATGGATTTACCATCAATGAATTAAAATCATGTATAAAATTAGCTATATCGTCATAATCATCTCTTATAAATTCTGCATACTCTGCTACTAATGTGTTTCTACTGCCAATTTTTTCTCTTTCTAAGAGTAATTGTATCTTTGCATTATGTGTTTTTTTCTTCATTTTATTCTCCGTGCTATAGACTTCAATATAGTATCAATCTCCGAATCCCGTAGAGGGTCGTGGATCATACTATTAAACTTCCTAACTTCGTACTCATAACTGGTCGACTGATACTGCTCAGCTACCATACATCCAAAATTGAATATCATATCATTTCGTGTGCCATTGGTAGTCCTAGATAAGAACCAGCGATAAGCTCCCTCGATTCTATTCGAATCCTCTGAATGCTCAGATCCATTATTCTGGTTGCTAGCAAGAAATTTATCAAGGTTATCAGCACCAACATGGTTCTCTGAAGAATCCTTAATAAATGGACGAATATCTAACATAGTGGCAGACTCATCTGGATTATACCAATACTCTGCATCAGCAAAGCCATAGTACCAACGAGAAGCATTCTGACACTTCGTGTCAGCCGAAGACATACCAAGGGCAGACAGTAGATTCAGATAAGTCTCTGCATAAACCTTTGGTTTCAGATGAAACTTCGATATGGTAGGCAGAATAAGACGGAATCTATCCTGAACTACACCATTCTTCTCTATCTGGTGAGAACGAGTAGTAGCAATAAGATACTTCGTGCCACTAAATAGACTCTTCGTCTCCTCTATAGTGATGCCATCATCAACATCTATGATGATGAGATTCTGGTCAGGTATATAATTATTATCAGTGATATGTCCATTCTCGAATGTACCAGCTGAATATCTGAGGCTTGAACAAACTATTTTGTGCAATCCCTCAAAAGAACCCTGCTTTCTCTGCCAGTTGGTAGCTATGGTCGGTCGTGGATCATCATTCGTAGAGATGACTATACCATCAAGCTTCGTCTCAGTGAGTTTTTCTAAACGATATTTGATAATATTGTCATACTTCTTCTCTAATATAGAGTTCCCTAGTTCATTTGCAAACTCTACTGCAAGAATCATCTCATCATCTAATGAACGCATATTGAGACCTTTGATCTCTTTTATGAGTTCTGTACGAGAGATGAAACCACGTTTCGAAAGTGCATCATATATCTGCTCATAGACAGGTTTAATTTTCACAGACTCCTCTGCTGTAGCATCAACTCTAGATGAGTAGTCGATAGCATACTTCATATGGTCGAGAGTGATAGTATCTGAAAGATCTAAAATAGCTATAATACCAGCAAGTCGCTCTATCTTCCTGGGAGAACCTATATCATCTGAGATGAGTGATTCTGAGTTCTCTCGCTGGATTTCCTTCTCTATATCCCAGTCAACTAGATACTGTCTAGTCTCTGCTGACATAATGATCTCATTGGTATGATTGATATGTGAGCGTAGTTCTTTGAAAAAGTTCTTGATAGTCTGTATGTCGTCATCTGACATAGATTCAAAGTATCTATTTCTATTCTCTGATTTTTTATAATCATCATTGTGAAAAATGAAGAAACGTCTAGCTACGCCTGAGACATAATGAGATAGTAAATCTTCCTTTAATTGAGGCTTTAGCGTGAGTTTAGCAGGTGAACCCATGAGCATAGAGTTGTATGCGATGTCCTTGACTGTAAAGTAGTTTTCTCCACCATCGGATACAATGGCAGCTCCTTCTGATACTCCGTTATCGTAGGCTTGCTTGAGCTTAGTGAAGATTCCACTCATTTGGCCGAGATCATCACCAAGTTCTGTGGTAGTGACGTTAACGGAACCAAACCCCAGATCAGAGATAACCTGAGCTGATTTTTGAAGAGCCTGCTCTGAGCTGGAGACAGTTTGGTAGATGTTTGAAATTTTAATGTATCGCTTTTCCAATTCATTTTTCTCATTCCTATTGTTTGGATTCATAATGAAGGCTTCAGCTCTCTGGATGAAACTCTCAAACATGCCTTCGTATGGTTCAGCTGTAAGTTCTAGGGAAAAGTCCTTGCCTAATCCTGGATTACCAAAGATGATAGACATGAAGTTAGGTATAATTCGCTTAGTCCCACGATTAGTAGTACGGATAATACGAGTATTCTTAAACTGTAAAGCACAAGCTGTATTAAAGAATAGTGTGGATTCTAATAATTCTGGTAGAAAATTATACTCTGCCATGTCCTGGAAATAATCGAACATCATCTCAATAGATTTTGGTCGAAACTCATTCTTTAGATGTGGGTATAATATGTCTGACATCTATTCTCCTTCTGAAAATGGGGTGTGAATTATATGGTGATCTAGCTGAGAATATGCTGAATACTAGAAAGGAATGCTGTCCTCGTCTATCTCTATTGGTGGAGGTGTATCTCCATAACTCTGGTTCTGAGATGGTGTATCCTGATCATCATCAGTTTCATATCTGATAAGCTCTGATTCGTATTTTTCTACTAGCCAATCAATGAAGAATTTAAGTGAATTGAAATTCTTCTCTTGCTTGATAATATTTCTACAACGAGTTTTATATGCCTTCAACCACTGGCGTTTCTTCTCTGGATACTTAGAAAATGCAACCAGTGCTCCCTCTGAGATCCATTTAGGGTCATACTCATATGGATAGCCTTTTTTAGAGATCGGACTACCGAATTTTCTGGTATATATCTCTGCTCCAATAGAAATAACAGTCTGGATATTATCAGTATACTCATATGCAGAAGCTAGTTCCGTCATAGTCCAATTCGAAATATTTGCCTTAGCCTCTAGGAGAGCTTTCTCTTTTTTCTCTAGTTTCTGGATACTAAGTGTGTATTTACTAAAATCAAATTCCTCTAAATCATCTGTGAGTGTCTGATCAAGATGCTTCAATTCCATCTGAGAATCAGATGAGAACTTGGTAATCTTGTCTTTCTCTGGATCACCTGAAGGCTCTAGTGGTGAAAATGGAGTAGTATGAAAACCAAAGCGAGATGTACACTGAGCTAAATCAAGTAACTCTGCATATTCTTTTCCTGGTGCGGTGCGAATGAGACGACCTACCTGCTGGAGAAATAGAGAGAATACTTTAGTAGGACGCATAAGAACACCTAATTCTATATCCTTAACATCGAATCCTATAGCAAGCCGCGATATACTGACAAGAGCTTTGCCTTTAATTGCTTTTATCTTCCCGCTTTTTTTTCTGTTCTCTATAATTTCTAATACTAGCGCATTTTTTGCTGCAGTACTTTTGGTTTCCTGTGCCATAATATTCCTTAGTGCATTCATTACATTTTTTTATATGTGTATGAGAATTCCTAGAATGAGATCTATTTCGTTTTCCTGATATCCACATACATGTTTCTGGTGAATAAATCTTAAACCTTGGTGACAAATAATCTGATAGAATATCTTTGTCTAGCTGAAGTCCTTCTTCCCATCCATTTGATAAAGCCCAGTTTTTGAAACTATCAAATGACTCCAGCCACTCATCGCATACTTTCACATTTTTGTAAAATTTATATGCTTTTGATTTTTTGTTATAACATCTATCTTTCATTCCAACCCATACATTGTATAAAGGATGCCAATTCCCTTTTGCAGCCATACCGTGAGTAGTTTTACGTTTTGCAGTATTTTTATTCGCGCAAGCTAAACATGTTCTTCCTAGTTTTGATAAGCTATCAAATCTTGTTTTCCATGGTTCTCCGCATGATGGACACTTTGCAATAACATATCTTTTTGTTTTTGGCTCAAATGATAAGTGCTCTAATATTATATATCCATTTTTTTCTGATGGAAATTTATATGGTTTATGATTCGTTTTATTTCCTATTTTTGACACAAGATTGTCTCCTTCATTTTACATATTATACTATGTTTATACTTCAAATAAAGTTAACCGTTGGTTTTCAACTTCGTCTACTATAGATGCATAATCCTCAAAAGATATATCTATCTGGTTATTTTTGTACCAATCTAATGCTAATCTATTTATGTCTTTTGATGATTTTGAATGGAATGATACAGCTGCATATCCGTCGCTAATCATAGCGTTTGTCACTGCGTCACACTGTTCAATAGATGAACAGAATACAATAGTTTTCTTGTCCTTCGCATTCATCTCATTCATAGACTGTATAGACTGCTCTATATGCTTGTGAGTAGCTATAACCTCATCTAGTTTCGATACAGTATAGTCAGCTCCAGTGGATTTCACAGCAGAGTAGTCAATAGATTCTGACCACTTCGGAATAAAATATCTCACTGGAGTCAAATACCCCTGGTTCTGAAGGTCCATAACAGAAAGTGTACGAATGATGGTAGTATCACGAAGTTTAAAATTCTTCGCATCAAATGGTGTAGCACTAAGTCCAACACGAGCGTCTGGAGATAGTCTATCTAAAATAGTACGAGTACGCTTCGTATCAAACTCCTTATGGATCTCATCCTGGATAACTAAGTCACAAGTGATATCAACCTTGTCAATACGAGATAGTAGAGTCTGTGCCATAGCAATATGGATACGCTCTTCGTGATTGAATTCTGATTCACGACCTGCTTTCAAGATAGAATAGGTCAGCCCTAGGTGATCTAAGTGTTCAGCTATCTGATCTATAAGCTCTGTGATATTCACAAGGATAACTATGTCACTAGAATCTAATTCCCTGCATAATCCAGCGATAACTGCAGATTTTCCAAATGCAGTAGGTGCCTCTATGACAACTGAATTCGAACCAAATGCAAGTTCTCCAACTGTCTCATCAACAGCATCCTGCTGGTGAGGACGCAAAACGAAATATTCTTTAGCTGATGTGCTCATGATTCTTCCTGACTATCTGGTTTCGGCATCGTATAAAATGTCACGAAATCTTCGTCTGGATCTACATCTATATGCACTATGGCATTTGGCATCAGACAATAATCTTCAAATATACTATCGTACTCTATTTCTGATCTATATATGGTTATATAATTTACACTCATGATTTCTCCAATCTATCTAAAAAAAGTAGCCAGCCATGGCCAAAGTCTCTGTGATTTCAATTTTTCTTCATACTCTTTGTCGATAGCATCTAAATGCTTCTGTAAGGAACTCTTCTCTGCTGGTTCTGATGTGTCTTCGTCGGTAACAGTGGTAACCCTCGGAGAGTAATTGTCATGAGCAATCATATATGAATACTGCTCCCAGTTCCAATATGGAGATAAGTCTCTGATGGACTCTTCAGTATGTCTACACTTCTTAATGATAGGTTTTCCATCAATAAAAGACTGCATAATACGGATTTTATGTCGAACTGAATCGAATTTCTGTCGTTCTTGATTTCTAAGAACATGTTCTGGTAATTGGTCCATGGTCGGACTCCTTTAGAAAATAATATTGTTGATTTTAGCAGTTGTAGCTGCGTAGTTTGATCTGTATTTACATGAGTATGACACTGGACAATAGTGAGCACATGTCATGTTGACAGACTTCCCTTTCTGTCTATGAAAACGCAGATTAGTACACTTCGGTGGAAGAGTACCTGAATCGATATGATGCTGGAGCGAGTCTGTATACTGAATGAGCTGAGCCTCTATAGCCTCATAATCATATATCTCTTTCGGGATGATGTAATTGATAGGCTGAGTAGGCATCACTTTATAGTCAGTGTATAATCTATCTATGGCTATAATCATGAATTTCCAATCAGAACCAGGGGTAATAACTGTACCTCGGTATGAAAGAGCAGCAATAGCTAATTCAAGGAACAATGGATGATCTGGACCAGCCTTACGAAGTTCAATAATACGGTTAGTAGACATAGCAGTAGTGATAGCTATAGTCTGAGTATCATGGTCTAGATAGTCAACTCTGGATACTATAGACCAACCATTTGACAATTCTATGATTCTCTTCGAAGACTCTGCTGAAGTAGCTAACTTTACAATACTATTGAAGGTCTGTGAAAAATGCTGATTAATATTCTCTCCACTGGTTCTGGAAAGATAAGATACTAACATCTCCTGTCCTAATTCATGTGCATATAGAGATTTCTCTGCATGAGGAGTAGTAGATACTACTAATGATTCAAATACATCTTGGTAGTCCATAATAGGTTCCTTTAAAAGTCATCATAGTCTGTCTTCGATGAAACCAGAAGAGACTGAGCTACTTTGTTATAATTCGAATATTTCAATTTATAACTTTTAAACAGAAGATAAGCTAAAGATGGGTTCTCTGCAAAAGCGTCGACGGTATCTGCGATGAGCTGGAAGGTCTGCTTCGCTAACTTCCAATCGTCCTCGGTAATGTAGTGGTCTACTATGAACAGTCTCGATGGGATAGTCTTCGTTGGTTTAACAATGTAAACAATACGGAGTTTTCTAGTTTCTAATCCTCGTTGCTTATCAGCGAAAGCATATGCCATAAGCTGGATAAAATGCTTAAACT